TTGCAATTATATGGCACAATATTGGCCAATAAAACGATCAGAAATCAATTGCAACCTGTATTACGCAAAATTTTGATGAAACGAGGATTGGCCACATTTAAAGGTGTGGGAGTATTCGATATGAAAAATGAAATGATTGAAAGTTTAATGTGTCGAATCAACTTTAAAATAGAAGATATTGTAGATCAAAATGTTGTCATGCTTAAGACTATTTTAGAAGAAGCTGATAAGTATAATTTTGATTATTTACAATTACAAAAACGGCTTAAGAGCGTGTTTTCATTAGATAGGGTGCACGCCATAACCAATGAAGTTATTACCGACTTCATTAATAGTACGATATTGGTGTTGGATGAGATGAAACGCCGGTACAATGATGACACATCAGTGCTGGCTGCACTCACCACACATTAAATATACAAATTGGAAAATTGGAGAAACCACTATATGACAAAAAAAGATGTTATGCAACGATTTTATAATAAAGAACGTCCGGATATGTGTATCATACCATGTGATGTTACTTTTTCTGCTATAGAAGAAAGCAAAGAAGGCGATATCATTATTGATGGATGGTTTATTACGGAAAATCTTATTGAAGATCGTGGCATGATAGTACGTGCTGATGCATTTAAAAACAAAGATGGGCTTCGATACTACAATGGTCGTGTACTTGCTTTCCACAACCAAATAAAAGAACCCGTTGGTAAAACATCAGAATTGCAAATAGTATCGGGACGTGGCATACGAGGAAAGGTATTACTATATCGTGAAAATAGTGAACTTTTTAAACGTGCCATTCGGGATAAAACACTACGTGCATTTTCAATCGGTTTTTCCGTGGAAGAATACACATATAATGAAAAAACGGAAATACTTACAATAACGAAAGCAAAATTAAAAGAAGTCTCAATAGTCAATATTGGGGCCGATGAAAAAGCGGTGTTTAATGTTCAAAACTCGCTTAAAGATAAAAAAGAACAAGAAACGTTTCAAACTCCAAACTATGAGGTATTGACCTTGTCAAACAAACCTGAACAAAAGAAAATTGAAGAGTACATGACAGAACAAGAAAAACTGGGTGTTACTGTAGAAGAATTGCAGAACATTCTCAACACTGTCAAAGACTCGCAAACTGCACTTGAAAAGAGTGCTATTACTAAAAGTGAATTAGCTGATCGTTTTCAGCAGTTAATTACCGAATTGGATGTCATAAAAAAGGAAGTTGAAGAAGCCAAAAATGCAAAAGCTGTAAAAGAACAGCGTCTTGCTTACACTGATTTCCGTTCAATGATTACCGATTTCGTGTGGTTAACTGATGATGATGGTAATAAGTTGGGTAATGTTCCACAGAAAGCTTACTGTTTATTCCAGATGCCGGTAGACTACGATAAAATGGAAAATGGTTATGCACTTAAAAATCTGCGTGATTTGCATGATGCTGTATTAATAGCTGATGCCATGCATCGTTTTAATCGTCGTGATCGATACAACATCCAAAATCTTAAATTGTATAAACAGTTGATTAAAGCTGTGGAACCTTTCGATAAAGATGTTGCTCTGGCTATGGCTGGTGGAAATACTGGTTATGGTGCAGAATGGCTACCTACTGAAATGTCATCTGAATTTAATGAAATTCTACGTGTAAAACCGACATTATATGCCAAATTTCCTACGTGGCAGATGTCCCGTGGTGGTTCAGCTAAATACCCATTCCAAAATGGTAAAGCTACTGTATATCGTGGTTCTGAAGCTTTGGTTGACAATGCTGAAGAAGCTCGTAAAACTAATGTTGCTACTGGTGCTAAAACTTTCACTCCGGAAGTATTCATCGGTGCTTTAGTTTCATCTGAAGAGATTACTGAAGATGCCATTCTTGACATGGTTACTTTCATTCGCAATGAACTTGCTACAGCTTTATTGGAGGGCTTGGAATCAGCCATATGCAACGGTGATGATAGTGATACGCATTTTGATAATGCTGCTGGAACTACTCCGTATGCAGCTTATGATGTAGAAACTACATTTAAGGGCTTGCGTAAACTTGGTATCACTAATGCTCGTGATATTGAAGTTTCATCTTCTTCTTCTGGTGTTAATGCTCTTGAACTTGTTAATTTTACTGATGCTAAACAAGACCTTGAAGTTGCCGGTTTGAATCCTGCTGAGTGTCTTTATGTCACTGGTATTAAAGGCCGTACGCAGATTCAGCAGGCTCTGTTTAAGGAAGATGCTTTGGGTGTATTGGCCTATATGTTGTCAGGTACGCTCCCAGCTATTGATGGATCTGATATTTATATTTCTGGACAGTATGTTGAAACTCTTAGTTCTGCTGGTATTCAAGATTCCACTGCTGATACTAATCATACATCCAGTGTTTGTGTTCATAAACCATCATTTCGTATTGCACAGCGCAGAGGTGTAACGCTTGAGTTTAATAAAGACATTTTGACACAACAGCGTCAGTTTGTTGCTACCGCTCGTTGGGATTTTGGTAAAGTATGCGCTGATTCTATTAAACCTGTTTCTGAAATGATTAATATACAGCATACGGCGTAACTGATTAATTGATTAGATAACGATGTGGGCAAACCTTCAACTATGGCGTATGAGGCCATTGGATTGGCAGCCCACATCATTCCATTATAAGGAGACTTAATTTTGACTATGGATCAAGCTGTACGTGCTGGATTGATAAAATTTGCTATTGTTAGTGGTGCTGCTGACTCGGCCACTACTGGTATTTCAGTATCAGCCGGTGATGGAACAGCCATTTCAACTGATGATATTATAATCGGTGTATTAAATTTAACGGCCACTACTAATGCATGGGTCGATGATACAGCCAATGCTGCCATTATAGCTGGTGGTAAAATTACTTGTTCTGAATCCAGTGGTGATAAAATTGCAGTATGGTGGATGGCTCGTAATGCTGGTTTGCAAGTAGCATCACCATTTGTAGCTTCAGAAGTTGGAGCTGGTGCATTGGCTAATGTAGCTATCACTATTAGTGGTATTAAAACTACTGATGTACTAATTGCTGTTATTGAAATTGATACTACTACCGGTGCTTGGACAGATAGAACAGCTGCAACTACTATTGATGCTGCAGATACTATTAAATGCACTGAATCAACAAGTGGTAATAGTGTTTTTTGTATGTATATGGATTTATCTGGTCCTCGTGCTTTTCGATCGCTTAATCTACAAATGGGTATTGCTACAATTGATAGCTCACCATCTACTGATCCATCATCGGCCACATTAGTTGGCATTAATGATGAAGATGTTGTATTAGTAGCATTGTGTGTTGATGAAACTGATTATGATATACTTGATGATCTTACCAGTGTAACTACAGTAGCTGCTGATGATACGCTTACCGTGGATGAACCATCTCCGACAGCTACATCTGGTTCTAAAATGCTCGTTTTTTACCAAAAATCAGAAGATTTGGCGGGTTAATTACATAAGTGGGCCATATTATATGGCCCACTTTATTTTTAATGAAAGACAGTTTATATGGCCAATATAATTACAATAACAGAATATCGAGAATATGATGATTCACCAAGTCCCATGGCGAATGAAAGTCAAATAATGGTTGCCATAGAACTGGCTACAGCTATAATTGAAAAGATGACTGGTCGTACTTATGAAGTGCTTGGTAGTCCATCACCATCACCTGAATCATATGAAGTAATAGAAATATTAAATGGTAATGGTACTAATAGAATCTATACTCACAATGCTCCTATAACTGCTGTTTCTAAAGTGGAGTATTGGAATGGTACAAAATGGGAAGAATATGATAGTGTAACTTATCCATATACATTTAAAACCGATAGTAACATAATTTATTTTACAGAAGGCCACAAATTTTATACAGCATGGCAGAATATTCGTGTAACATTTGAATATGGTTATACAGATGAATTTCCTGATGATTTAAAATTGGCGTGTTATTTAATAACAAAACATATTGTGCTTGAAGCTGAGCGATTAAATATAAAAAGTCAATCAGATGGTGAACAATCATTCAGCTATGATCATAATTTACCACCATTGGCAAAACAATTAATTGCACGTTATAAAACGACTTATTAATGAATAACGATTTAGACATTCTTATGAAGCTTTATCCTGCTAAATTTAAAAGTAAAGCATTGGATAATGCTGTACGTAATTTAGGTAAACTACCAGTTCAACTTAATAGAATTGGAGCATTAATAACTAAAGCAGTAAAACGTAATTTATCGGGTCGTATTCTTAATAAGCGAACTGGTAAATTACACGATTCGTGGCAGTGGCAAATTTCTGCAGAAAATAGTGGCTGGTCATTAACAGTAGGAAGTGATGTGGTGTATGCTCGCATCCACAACTTTGGCGGATTTACTGGTGCTGGTTATCGTACAAAAATTCGTAAAACTCGTTATTTTGATAAAGCCATACTAACTACAAAATCACATATACGACGATTACTGCGTGATTTTATTGTAAGGATTACTCGATAATGGCTAATACTAAAGTAACCATACTGGATGCGTTAATAGCACAAATAAATACTATAAGTACCATTAATAAAGCTACTCGTATTTTATTGACACCATCTGAAGCACGTAAGTGGGCACCATATGCTGGTTTAATATCAAGCACTGAAGAAGTTATAGTAGAAGATGCTACTCATGTTCGTTATGAATTAGATGTAAGTTTAATATTGTTAACCAGAGGTCAAGATATTGAAAAATTACTTGATGATGTAAAAAATTTATTATATGATGATTCATTAGCAGACGCTATTGGTGCATTACAAATTCGTATTATAGGACAGGAAGAAGTAGCATTAGTAGATGCTGATATCTACAGTTCAACTCGTATTGCTATGACACTTACATATACAGCAATCAAAGGAGCGTTTTAATGAGTGTGGCTAAAATAGCACATCAAAAAATATGCGATTTATTGAATGATTATGCGCCATCTCCATTATGGTTAGCAGTATATAATACACATAAAAAAGCACACTTAATTGTGCCATCATTGAGTGTAGATGTGGAAACGGATACACCTTTGGAAAATGATGCTGCCATAATTAACCAAGAATTAATAGATAATCGTAATATACAGATATCAATACGATTACACATTAATTATAGATTAGGACCATCCGATACAAATCTTTCTATGGATATGGTAGATGATGTAATCCAATGGTTACGACAACACATCAATCTTGGTAATGGTTATCGTATTTTTGATGTAAGTGGTACAGCTTATGATGTAGAACACATATCAAGTGGCACAATAGGTGCAGAAATAAACGTTAATATACATAAGGTGACTTATTATGAACAAATCGATTAAGTCTACTGTACGAGTGGAAAAAACTGCAAAGCTAAATCAAGTTAAATTAATACGCATATCACGGCGTTATAGTATAGCACCAATTGATGTTCGTGAATTACAACTTGGTTTTTCCGTGGATATTCCCATTGGTATGGCTGAAGAATTATTAAAAGATGGATACGTTAAACGTGTTAAATCACGACCACGAACATTGCAAAAACGTATTCAAATACCAGAATTTGAAAAAAATTTAGATAATACCAGTGAAGATACTGCACCTTCTCCAATACAGTATGAAACTGGCGAATCTAATGATGAAAATGAGGAATTAAATGTTAACATATGAAACCAGACAAGTTCGATTTGGTTATGCCGAACAATCAGTATTTGCAACTGCTGAAGCTGATGATGCAGCTTTTAATGAAATTACATGCGATCCATTTGATATAGATCCCGATGTAACAATTCATGAAACTGCACATAATCATGGTACACGGCAACCAGTTGAACAAACAACAGTACATTCTGTGCAAGGTAGTTCTGCTAAATTTAGCGTCGCCTGTCCAGTTGATCTTAATGATATTGATCAATTCGCCTATGCGCATTTTCAAAAAGTAGTAGAGGGTGCAGATACAGAATATACCAAAACATTTACATATTTTAGTGAACATCCCGATTTTAGTTCAGACGAAGGCCATTTTTTAACATGGATAAAACGTTTACCCATAGCCGGTGCATCACAAAAAGTCAAAGGTTGCATTTCAACACGTTTTAAATTATCGGCTGAACGTGATGGTTTGCTTCTTTATGATAGTGATTGGATTAGTTTAGGAACTACTAATGATGAAAGTAATCCAACAGGTACATGGACACCTCAAGACGGTAGTAATTTTCTCCATTTTAATGATATTGTAAGTGCTACATTGACACATGGCGCAGCTTTATCTTCACCCACAGCTTTGACTATGCAGTCTTTTGAAATTGAAGGAAGTTGTGAAGCTGAAAAAATAGGCCATGACAGCACTAATGGTTTTGAACAGTATGGTTTAAAAAATCGTAATGGTACATTTAAAATTAAAATGCTTCGTAACAGCACTGCCGATGAAGCATTGATCAGTTTAAAATCAGGTGAACTTATTCAATTTGATGTTGATTTTGGTACTCTTACTATTAGTGTTACCGGTAAAATCGAATCGTTAGAATATGATAGTGAAGGGTTACTACTTAATTCAATTTCATGTCGAATGCTTTCAAGTTATACAGCCGGTACAGTAGGTGAATGCTTGACATTAGCGGTACAAAATAGCATTGACCGTGGATGGCCAGCTGCTTAGTATAAACATAACATAAATATAGCACCAACAATCGATAGATTGTTGGTGCTTTCTATTGGAATATAAACTCTACAGGAGAATAAACATGCCTTTACGTTTAACAAACAAACAACGTACTTATCCAATAACAGTATGTGATACCACGTTTCGTATTATAAGCCTTTCAATTGGTGAAAAAGAAACGCTGGTAAACAGTCTTATTAATCTCGATAATAAATTATCTTCATTTGATGAATTACTTGATGTATTAGCTGATGCTATTATTTCCATTGAT